CGTTGATACGCATGGCTTCATTGAGGCTTAACGAAGCCCCAGCAGTACCAGAACCTGCGTAATACCAAACGTGCTGCGCTGCTACTTGGCGGTACAGGGAGGCTGTGTCTGTAGCCCCGTAGATATAGGTTCCAGAGCCAGTATTGATGACGTTTGCGCCGATGTTGATTTCGTCATCGCCAGTACTTCCAAAAACACCATTACCAAGACGACCAATACCAATAGATTTGAGTGAAGCCCACCAAGACGCACTCGGCGTGACGCCGAGGCCGAGGTTGGTTCCGTCAAATACAAACGCACTCCCACTCGTCGCCTCTTTGCTGCCGTTCAAGTACAACACGCCGTTGGCGGTGCCGGCCCCGAAAGTAGGATTGTTGGTTAGCGTGGTGATGGAAGCGGAAGTGGCAATGAGATTCGTAACGGTTGCTGAACCCATCCGGCTCACTGTCGCAGACAGATCTGAAACCGTGGCACTCGTTGCAGCAATCCGTGTCACCGTGGCTGAAGTGAAAGTGAAATTGCTGATGGTCGCGCTAGTCGCCGTCAAATTGGTAATCGTCGCTGACGAAGAAGTCAGGGTGGTGATGTTGCCGCTGGCTGCGCTGATGTTCCCCACATAGTTCGTGGCATCCACAATGTCCGTGCCATCGCTGACCAGAATCATCTTGGCTCCGTTGGGAACCGAGACACCGGTCTGGCCTGAAACTTTAACTGTGACTTGACCTGAAGCCGTGTTGTTGAAAACGAAGTAGAGCTTCTTGTTGGAAGGCACGATCAAGTTCGTGCTGGCACCACCCGTTCCCGTCAATTCAATGTACATGTTACGGGCGACACCTGTGGCACCGTTCGGGATGGTGATGGTTGTGTCAGTGCCTGTGGAAACGGCTTGGGTCACATAACCCGAAATGGCCTGCTCAATGAGCGTCCCAAGGTTGGTGTTGGTCGTAGTACCCCATGTACCGGCTTGATCGCCAGTACCAATGAGTTCGATTGCGAGGTTCGTGCTATACGAGGAGGCCATGTTTAAACTCCTAATTTACGGTCTGTGTCTCAGTCCAGTTGGGTGTTTGACTATCTGCGACATCACCCCAAGCAGGGGTTTGTGAATCGTCTATAGCAGACCAATTTGGGGTCTGACTATCAGATATCGGTGACCATCCGGGAACCTGAGAATCGTTTAAATTCTGCCAGTTGGGGGTTTGATTGTCATCTATGGGATTCCAGAGATACGCGCCGGAGAAAATATCCAGCCCCGACACAATCTCTTGGATCTGTGCGTTGAAGTTCTGTCCTGCAATCGCATCTTGATCTGCCGCTGCCACGATCTCATCGATCATGGTTTTAAAGTTCATCAGAGCTTTGTCTTCATCCGAGCCGGTTACAGACTCAGAGACACTTGCCCCGTATGCAGTATTAGAGGCCGCAGTGTCTTGGGCAGTGATTGATTCATCTACAGCGGTTGGGAACAAGAACACCGAAGACGTTGCATCATCTGCAGTTGCGGTCTCTGCGATGTCCGAATCAAATACCTGTCCCGCAGCCACTGTATCTAGTGGGGATACAACCTCAAGGATCTGAACATTAAAGTCCTGATTTGCGGCAGTCTCATCAGAGGCTTGAACCTGTTCCGTCAAAGCCACCGCGAAATTGACGTTGGCTAGGTTTTCATCCGAACCTGTTACCGTCTCAGATACTGATCCACCGAACACCACCACAGAAGCCGTTTCATCTGCTGCGGTTACAGTCTCATTGGCATAAGCGTTCCAAACACTAGCCCCAACGATGACCGCATCATCAGGAACTGCAGTCTCAGAAACAGCCGTGGCGAAGTTATTTCCGGCGGCGGTCAGGTCATCAGCAACAGCGGACTCAGCAGCGGAGCGGTCATAAACCGACATCCCCCATCCCGCTTGTCCCCAAGTGCCTGATCCAAAACCGCCTTCCATTAGACCTTCTCTAACTGATCCTCTGGAAACCAACGGTGCTGAGTGTTGCCATCAATATCAACCCAGCTAATAAGGCAGAGAATGGTTCCGTCGTCCAGCATCTTGAACTTCTCCACTGGACCTTGCGGGGTCACTGCCACCAGCTTCACCACATCGCCTTGTTTAAATTTCGCTGCCATCTGAATTCTCCTTACGCTGCATCAAGGCTGAAGGTGTAGGTCACAGACAGAACGTCGCCGTTCTGCACCACGCGATCACCGGGGGCTGCAAAGTCTGACGCCGAAAACAACACGCCCGAGGTACCACCCGGCAAGTCACCCGTCGTCAAGAACGCACCGCCCACATTGGCGGAGTTGTTGATCAAGAACTGAGCCACTGCCGCAGAGTTGGCAATCAATGAGGGATCAGCCGTGGTTGCTGCACCGAACGTCGCCGCAGGACGGGTCGCATTGGTGTACGTCGTGACTTCTGTCCAACCTGCGTGAGAGGACATCGTGTCAGTTGAAGAAGGATCATTTGTTGCTGCGGCTCCGTAAATGCCGACATACCATGCTGCCGTGTAGCTAGAGCCTTTGAAGAAACTTTCGTTCATGTAGGCCAAACCCACATTCACAACAAGGTTCTTGGACTTCTCCACCCACTTCACGTTACCGTCTTTGTCACGGCACTCCACGGTGAAGATACCACCACCACGAAGACCTTCCTTCGTGTCTTGAGACTTGAAGACCGTTCCGCCTACCAAGTCGCTTGATTTCGCTTTTTCGTTCGACATGTCAAATACCTCAAGTAAATCTCAGTAGCGCAGAAGTCGATGTATTGGCAGGGATCTGTACCGTAAACGAATTGGTCGCTGTTTTGTCCCCACCGAAACTTAAAACAGCAATCGATTTGTTAGACTTGCTGGAGTTATAAATCAATGCACCTGCCGCCGTAAAACTGGCAGGGGTCCAAACCACATCATCAAAATCCACATACACCACACTGTTTGAAGTGTTGATAGTGACGTTTGTGAGGGTATTGCCTCCGGCGATATAGCTCCCGCCAGAAACCTCATTAGTGACCGAATAAGCGGTCGTATCCTCGTTTAAGGACGCATTACTGGTATATAAAGCCATCTTGAGCGTGTCCGTTAGAAGATCATGCTCTCCCTTTAGGATCTGCTCTTTAAAGCTCAATGTCAGGGTTTGAAAGATCATGATGTCACCGGAACCCTAACTTGCCCAGAACGATAAGCATCGCGGCGATTCAAGCCATCACCCAGCCTCATTAACTGAGCTAAAGCTTCTTGATACTTCTGTTCGTAGTTCTGAATCATGTCGGCTTCACCCTTGAGATAAATATAAGCTTCTCTCAAAGCGCCATACAGAAGAACCGTTTCAAAGTTGTCACCCAGCCAACTGGTTCCTGCTGTCACAATGGACTCTGGGTAATAGTAGTAATGCATCTCTACCTGATAGTTTGAATCAGGCGTTGGACCCAAGATCAGCGTGTCTTTGTCGAAGATCGCATAGAACTTTGGAACCCCATCTGTGCTGGGGTCTGGATAACATTCCCGAATAAAGTTCACATCTTTATCTAACAGAAAGGTCTGTGATCCATCTCCCGCGATAACGGATAAAGAAAAGGTGGCTAACCAATCACCGGGTAACTGGAGATACTTGTTCCCCGAAGACAATGTCGCGGTTTGATTGCGACGAATGTCAGGAATCTGAACAGAGTTATAGACCCGTTCTTCAGCTAACTGAACAAAGGTCGGAAGGTTCGTGACAAACGATGTTTCGTTTGATTGAACGTAGTCTTGGATCAGGGTTACAAGTTGTGAATAATTCATTTAAACACCTCAAGTAACCGTTATGGTCACGGTTCCCATCAGAGAAGTGGAAACCAAAAGATTCGGAGTGAGAGTGAAGTCATAAGCTTCACCACCGCCAACCGGGTTCCAGCCCCACTGGATCATGCGACTACCGTTGGCACCTTCGTTACCCGGCGCAAAGAACGTGTTATCCACCCGCGCATAGCGCAAAGCCTGTGGATCATCCATGGGAACTCGTCCCAACTGTAGCTGCGGATGGTCAACGTCCAAGCACTCAAAGCAGACCCGAAGTCCAGTCGGAAGCAGATTGACGTACTGTTCCTGAAAGGATGGGTACTCCACTCTGAAACCGCATCGGTCACAGAACCCGAAGGCATGTTTGCCTGATGCAAATGCCTGCGTCATCAGATGTTCCTACCAATGCTCCCCATCATGGGGACAAAACGAACAGAAGCTTTTTCGCGATCTTCGCCAGCAGCAAGATCCCATTGGGCTTCATATTCTTGTTTCAACATAGGGAGTCGATCTGCAGACTCCGGCTTTTTCATGGCAATGTAGTACGCCAATCCCGCCACTAAGCAAGGCAAGAACCGCGCTGGAACATCAATGGTGTTGGCACCACCTGATCCCACATCCTGAATCCGGCGCATTCTCCAATACACCAAAGTATAAGTCTGTGAGTTATCAGGAACTGGCCACACATACACCACCGGGGCTGCACGTTGACGATCAATGTAAACCTGAAGCGGTTGGCCCTGAGTTAACTTATTCGATAACTGAGCATAGTCCGATACCGAGATACGGGATAGCGTGTAGTCAGTCTGACCAGAAACGCTACCGGCATCGGTTCTTAACTGGTGTTCCAAAAGATCAATCGTGTCGTCTGGCATGGTGTAGGTATAAGTTCCCGGTGTTAAAACCTGAGAACCCTGTTCCACAGTCCAAAGGTTAATACCTCGGTTCTGCCATTCCTGCGCCATGAAGTTCATGGAACGACGGGCCGTTCTGAGATCGTAACCCGACCTCAGTTCTAAACCCGCCCTCTCAAAAGCTTCTTCTACAAGCTCTGAGAACTCTGGGTTAAAGACCGCTGTTCCACTGGTAGCCATTAGCGATAGGTGCCTTTAGTTTTTCCGCGCATCGCACATCCATCAATGCGACCGCCTTTGCGATACTCCATCGGCTCCATATCGTCTTCCATTTCTGGACCGGCAGAGATTTCAATCTCTATGATTCCACCACCCGCTTTTTTACGAGCTTCGGATAAAGCAATGGCTAAAGCCTGTTTGCGATTCCGCACAACAGGCCCATTCTTCCCTGAGTGTAGGGTGCCTTCCTTAAACTCCCGCATCACCTTCCCAACCTTACCGGGCTTGGTGATTTCTTGATTCATATTAGCGCGTGACATTGCCATTCTTTTTCCCCTTAGCCTTTGCCTTTTTGGCGGAAGCGGCGCGTTTTAGCAGCAATGCCTTTGGGTTGCTGTACGAACTGCTTGCCTTCCTTTTTACCTTTACGCTTGGCGGCGGTGGTTCGGGCATACTCGGAGGAGGAAAGAGCTTTGATAGCAGCTTCCGGTAAATATCTTTCACCTGTGTCAGAAGATCGTTTACCACTTTTCGTTCTCCAGTTCTGCTTCGTCCACGCCTTCAAAGACCGCTGTGATTCCCTCATGATTTGTAACCACCGCCTGCCTCCTTGTATTTCTTAGCAAGGA